CAGGGGTGGCTGACGTTGTGCGACGGGGCCACGGTGGATTATAACGACGTGACCGAGTGGTTTGTGTCCATGGTGCAGGAGCGGGACATCCGCCCGCTGTGGGTGTGCTATGACGCCGCCCTGTCCGGGTACTGGGTGCCCCAGATGACCGACATGGGGTTTGAGATGGAGCGCATCCGGCAGGGGCCGGTGACCTGGACGTACCCCATGAAGCGGATGAAGGGGCTGTTTGAAGACCACCTCATTGTGTATCAGAACAACCCCATCCTGCGCTGGTGCCTGTCCAACACGGCGGCCAAGTCCAGCAATCAGCGGGGCATCGACTCCATCCAGCCGGAGAAGATCACCGCCAACCGGCGGATTGACGGCACGGTGTCCCTGCTCAACGCCATGACCGGTTACTACAACCACGAGGATGAATTTTTAGCGTATTTGAGGTGATGAGATGGGAGTATTCAGCGCCCTGTTCGGGCGCTTCCGACCCAAGATGAAGCTCTATTTCGGCCTGGGCGGCAGCTCACCGGGCTGGAACCGGGATGTGTACGAGCAGGAGACAGTGCGGGCTATTATCGACTGTATTGCCAGCCATGCGGCCAAGGCGGAGGCGCTCCATGTGGTCATGGATCACAATGGTCGGGTGAAGAAGATCAAGCGGGACAGCCCCTATGCTAAGCTGCTCAACCAGCGTCCCAACAGCCTGATGAGCGGCTACGACCTGAAGTACAAGCTGGTGGCGCAGCTGGAGGACAAGACCACGGCGCTGGCCTACATCAAATGGGAGGGCACCACGCCGGTGGCCATCCTCCCCATCTCCTATCAGCAGTTCACCTTTGGGGAGATCGCAGGTGGTGGGTATGCGGTACTGTTCACCGACGACACCGACGGGCGGGAATATACCCTGAACGTGGAGGATGTGGTCATCCTGCGCAAGTTTTACAACCGGCGCACCCTGGCGGGGGACGGCAACCAGCCCATCTACAACACCCTGGCCATGGTGCGAGCCAGCGACGAAGGGCTGACGGAGGCGCTGACGGTGGCCAACAAGGTGCGTGGGCTTTTAAGGCAAAAGAAAGCCATGCTGGCCAAGGATGACGTGCAGCGGAGCACGGATGACTTTGTGGAGCGCTTCGCCCGGGCGGCCAAGGAGGGCGGCATCGTGGGGGTGGACTCCATGGAGGATTTTACGCCCCTGAACGTAACACCCTGGTCGGCCAATGCGGCGCAGATGCGGGAGATCAGAGCAAATCTGTTCTACTTCTGGCGGATGAACGAATCTATTTTGACCTCCAACTACAACAGTCAGCAGTTTCAGGCGTTTTACGAAAGTGTGCTGGAACCCATCCTGACCCAGATGTCCCAGGCGTTCACCAACGCCTGTTTCACCAAGCGGGAGCAGGAGTTGGGCAACCGTATCTTGTTCAGCTCGTCCGCTCTCATCTATGCATCCACGGCGGAGAAGGTGCAGCTGGTCAACGCCACGCGAGAGATCGGGTTGATGACCACCAACGAGCAGCGGGAGCTGTTCGGGCTGCCGCCGGTGGAGGATGGCGATGAGCGGGTGCTGTCGCTGAACTACATCAAGAACAGTGATATGTCCCAGTATCAGACGGGACAGGTTCCGACGGAGGGAGGTGAGGAGGATGCAGACTGACAGAATGACTCGGATGGAGCGGCTGTTCCAGGTGAACACCCGAGCGGTGGATGTGCCCGGCCAGGAGGCCGAGGAGCAGGAGCTGTACGTGGAAGGTTACGCTGTGCGCTTTGACAGCCCAACTGTGCTCTTTGAGTACGGCGGGACGGAGTATAAGGAGCAGATCGACCGGCACGCCTTTGATGGGGCGCTGATGGAGGACGTGATCTTCAACTACAACCATGGCGGCAAAGTGCTGGCACGAACCCGCAACGACACGCTGTGGCTGACCGTGGACGACACGGGGGTGTTTGTCCGTGCCCGGCTGGACGGGACGGAGGAAGGGCGCAAGCTCTATGAGGAGATCGCAGGGGGCTACATCGACCGGATGTCCTTCGCCTTTACCGTCCGGGAGGAAGGCTATGACGAAGAATCTCACCTGTGGACCATCTACAAGGTCAAACGGCTCTACGACGTCAGCGCCGTGGACATCCCGGCCTATGATGACACCAGCATTGCGGCACGGCGTGCCGCGGTGGAGGACAGCCAGCGGGCGCGTCAGGCGGCGCTGGCGCTGGACAAGCGCAAGATTGCGCTGAAATGCAAGCTGTAAGCGAAAGGAGCAATATCATGTATCAGAAACGAATGGCAGAGATCGAAGCGCGGAAGGCGGAGATCGCTAAGGAAATCGCCCAGGCGGATGAGGCCCGCACCCAGGAGCTGGACGCCGAGGTGGACGGGCTGAATCAGGAGCTGACCATGCTGCGAGCGAAGCAGGCGGTGGCTGGTAAGGTGAAGCCGCTGCCGGACGGCGGCAAGCCAGTGGACGCAGACCTGGAAGCCCGTGCGGCGGAGATGAAAAACAGCGGCAAGATCACCCTGACCGCCCAGGAGGTGCGCCGTGGTCTGGTGGCGCCCATCCAGCGTGCCACCACCATTGCCACTGACTCCCTGGCCAAGCCCACCGGCGTGGGTCAGAACGTGGAAGGCACGTTTAATGTGGTTTCCAGCATCGTGGATGAGGTGCGGGTCATGGACTGTGAGGGCTGCGGGGAGTGGTCGGAGCCTTATGTGAGCGCCAATGCTACCGCTGGTGCCCGTACCGATGGCACTGCTGCCACTGGCAGCGACCCCACCTTCCGGGTGGCGGCCATCAAGCCCAATCTGGTCAATGTGACCAGCTACGTGAGCAAGAACATCGAAAAGCTGACCCCGGTGAACTACGTGGCCAAGGTGCAGGAGATCGCCCTGGTGGCCCTCCGCGCCAAGGTGGGTGCCCTCATCGTCAACGGCGACGGCAGCAACTTCTATGGCATCAAGACCGCCCAGAACACGAAGTCCGAGGCCATCTACGACACCCTGACCATGACTCTGGACAGCTCCAAGAAGGGCGTCATCGACGAGAAGACCCTGCGGAAGATCGTCCTGTCCTACGGCGGCGATGAGAATGTGGGCGCTTCCGCCCGGCTGTATCTGAACAAGAGCGACCTGATCGCCTTCGGCGACGTCCGGGGCAGTGACAAGAAGCCGGTCTATGAGATCACCCCGGACGCGGGCAACCCCAACACCGGTATCATCAAGGACGGCGGCCTGGCGGTGCCCTACACCATCAACAGCAACCTGACCGCCCTGGCCGGTACTGCTCAGAGCAACACCGCCGTCACCAACACCATGGTCTACGGCGACCCTGCCAATTATGAGCTGGGTCTGTTCGGCGACTACACCATTGAGGTCTCCAAGGACTACAAGTTCGCGGAAGGCTTGCTGACCGTCATGGGCGAGGTGCTGGCAGGCGGCAACCTCATCAAGCACAACGGCTTCCTGGTCTGCCAGATCGCCAAGGGCACTGCCTGATGTCGGTGGGCAGCGATTACCTGGCCAAGCTCCGCCGCGCCGTGCGGCGGAGCCAGAGCGATGAGGTGGACGCAGAATTATGCGACCTGATCGAGGAGTGCCGCAGAGATCTGACCTCGTTGGGGGTGCAGGCGGCCTGTGCGGAGGATGAGTCCGATCCGCTGGTGCTGGGGGCGGTGCGCTGCTTCGTCCGGTGGAAGTTTGGGCTGAGCAACGAGGACGCGGCGGCCAATCGGGAGGATTATATGCAGCTGCGCGATGAGATTCGGAAGAAGGAATCCTATGTTCTTTAGCGACCGGATTACCCTGATTGCGGAGAAGCTGGGCTGGGATGACATCGGCAACACGGTGCCTGCCCAGCCGGTGGAGCGGGAGGTGTGGGCGGATGTGCGCTCCATCTCCCGTGCCGAGTTTGCTGCCGCGGGGGCGGCTGGCCTGAAGCCCTCCCTGATGGCGGTGGTACACGCCTGCGACTACGGCGGTCAGACCCGGCTGCGGTGGGAAGGGCTGACGTTGGAGGTGTACCGCACCTACCGGCGGGGGGATGTGGTGGAGCTGTACGCGACGGAGAAACGGGGGAAGGCAGATGGCTAAGGATATTGCGGCGGAGATCATGCAGGCGCTGCACGACTACGCCGACATGGCAGTGGAAGACATGAAAGAGATCGTGGAGGACACTGCCAAGGAGTGCCGGGACCAGATCAAGGCCACTGCGCCCGTCCGGACGGGAGCCTATGCCAAGAGCTGGACGGCGACCAAGGCGGAGACTACCTCCACTACAGTCCGCGTTACGGTGCGCTCTCGGAACCACTACCAGCTGACCCATCTGCTGGAGTTCGGCCACGCCAAGCGCAACGGCGGTCGGGTGGCGGCACGACCTCACATCGCCGCTGCCAGAGATCAGGCGGAACAGAACCTGGAACGGAAGCTGAAGGAGGCGCTGGGCAAATGACCCCGAAGGAATTGCGGAGCATCCTGCTGTCCGCCGGTATTCCGGTGGCTTATCGCCAATTTGAGGAGGGCAACGCTCCGGCGCTGCCCTGGGCGGTGTACTACGCCACCCAGTCGGACAACTTTGCCGCTGACGGCGGGGTGTATGTGCCCGTCCAGGGGTATGCGGTGGAGCTGTACGCAGACAAGAAAGACCCCAGCCTGGAGGCCGCTGTGGAAGCGGTACTGAATCAGGCTGGGGTGTTCTGGCAGAAGGATGAGACCTATATCGAAAGCGAGAAAATGCACGAAGTGATCTATGAATTTGAGGTGTTAGCATGAACAAAGTGAAGTACAACTTGAAGAATGTCTACTATTCGCTGTTGACCGAGACGGTGGGCGACAGCGGCACGACCACATACAACTACGCCACGCCGGTGGCCATCCCCGGCGCGGTGAACCTGTCTCTGGACGAGGAAAGCTCCAACGACCCGTTCTACGCCGATGGCATCGTGTACTTCCGTGCCATCTCTAACAACGGTTACAGCGGTGACCTGGAAGTGGCGCTGCTGCCGGAGAAATTCCGGACGGACGTGCTGGGCGAGACCATGGACAAGGACAAGGTGCTGGTGGAGAAGACTAGCACGGCGGCCCCTCCTGCCTTTGCGCTGCTGTTCGAGTTTGACGGGGATGAGAAGGCCATCCGGCACATCATGTACCACTGTACCGCCTCCCGTCCCTCCGTGTCCGGCAAGACCAAGGAGGAGAGCGTGGAGCCGGAGACCGAGACCCTGTCCCTGACCTGTGATCCCCGCTCTGACGGCATTGTCAAGGCGCGTACCAGCGACACCACCACTTCTTCGGTCTACAGCTCCTGGTATACGGCGGTGCATGAGCCGGACTTTACGGCCGGTTCCTAAGGAGGGATGAGCTATGGTAGCGAAAACCATTGAGATCTGTGGCCAGCCGGTGCGCTTCTGCGCATCGGCGGCCACGCCCCGTCTGTATCGGCTGAAATTCAAGCGGGACATCTTTGCGGATATGCAGAAGCTGACCAAGGATTTTCAGGAGCGGAACACGGGCACGGATCTGGCGGTGGAGAGCCTGGAGATCTTCGAGAACGTGGCCTATATCATGGCCTTCCAGGCTGACCGGACGATTCCGGACACCATTGACCAGTGGCTTGACCAGTTCGAGATGTTCAGCATCTATGAGGTGCTGGGCGAGCTGGTGCAGCTGTGGGGGGACAACCTGTTCACGTCCGCCAGCGCAAAAAAAAACAACCCCGCAGCAGCCGGGAGATGACCACGCCCCTGTACCTCCTGCGCTGCTGTGACATCGGCGTGCAGCTGGCTGACCTGGACCTGCTCACCATCGGGCTGGTCTACGACATGTGGACGGAGCGGGGCAATGACAGCGTGCAGTACGCCAGGACGGCGACGCAGGAGGACTTTGATAAGTTTTAAGGAGGTGGCATAGCACAATGGCAAACAGGATCAAGGGCATCACGATCGAACTCAACGGCGACGCCACCGGGTTACAGGATGCCTTGGCGGGGGTCAACAGCTCGTTGCGCAACACCCGGTCGGCGTTGTCCGACGTGACCAAGCTGCTCAAATTAGACCCCAAGAACACGGCGCTGGTAGAACAGAAGCAGAAGCTGCTGGCGGACGCCGTGGAGCAGACTCGCGAAAAGCTGGACGCATTGGAATCCGCCCAGGAGCAGGTGCAGCAGGCGTTTGACAAGGGCGAGCTGGGCGAGGACAAGTACCTGGCCTTCCGGCGGGAATTGGAAGCCACGAGAGGTCAGCTGGGCAAGTACGAGACTGACCTGTCCAGCCTGGAGACCGAGCAGGAGCGGCTGGGGAGCAACACCCAGCGCCTGGAGAAGCTCTTTGCCGCCACGGGGCAATCGGTGAATGACTACGCTGATGTGCTGGGCAGCCGGCTCACCAGCGCCATCAAGGGCGGGTACGCCAGTGCGGATCAGTTGCAGAGTGCTTTTGACAAGGTGGCAAAATCAGCGGCCAACAGCAAGGAAGAACTCCAAGCGCTGGTGGAAGCGGTGGATGATGTGGATAGTGCCGCCAAGAAGAGCAAGGGCGAGACGCTGATGCAGGTGGCGGAGTTGAGCGATACGCTGCAAGGCACGATGGGGCAAGCTGCCGCCACCGTTGGGAAGGGCTTTGCAGGGATTACCGCCGGTGCCGCCGCCGCAGCCACGGCCACCACGGGTCTCCTGGCTCGGCTGGGGGATGGGTTTAACCAGGCGGTGAATCAGATCGGTGCCTCCACGGGCGCTACTGGGAAAGACTTGAAGCAGCTGGGGCAGATCGCTCAGGCTGTGTACAGCCACAATTTCGGTGATAGTTTGGAGGATGTGGCGGACGGCATCTCTGTTGTACGCCAGACCACCCAACTGATGGGCAAGGAGTTACAGGCGGCCACAGAGGCCGGGTTTGCCCTGCGGGATACCTTCGGGTATGACCTGGCGGAGAGCGCCAGAACGGCCAGCTCCTTGATGAAGAACTTCCAGATAGACGCCGAGAAGGCGTACAACATCATTGCGGTGGGTGCCCAAAATGGCGCTGACCAGAATGGTGATCTGTTGGACACCTTAAATGAATATTCGGCGCAATATGCAGCGTTGGGCTTGTCCGCTGACCAGTTCGTGAATGGTCTTATCAGCGGCGCGAAAGCGGGGGTGTTCAGCATTGATAAGGTCGGCGATGCGGTGAAGGAGTTCAACATCCGGGCGAAGGATGGGAGCAAGTCCACCACCGATGCATTTGCCACCTTAAAGCTGAATGCGGCCAAGACCATGCAGGCGTTTGCCAGCGGCGGAGATACGGCTCAGCGGGCGTTCTTCCAGGTTGTTCGAGCATTGGAGTCCATGCAGGATCCTGTGGCCAAAAATCAGACCGCTGTGGCTCTTTTTGGGACACAGTATGAGGATTTGGAGCAAACAGTGTTACCGGTGCTGGCCAGCATGGAGGACAGCAGCAAACAGGCATATGACGCATTGGGGCAGATCAACCAGGTCAAGTATGATGACCTGGGGTCGGCGATGGAGGGATTGAAGCGCACCATTGAGGGGGCGCTCCTCCCGTCGGCCAGTAAGATCACCAGCGGCCCGCTGATGGACGCCATGGAAGCGCTGCAAGACATGGCGCAGAAGCTGGCCAAGAACATCAAGGCGGGGAAGTATGACAGTTTCTTCGCCGGGATCGCCGACGGTATCAACGGCGTGGTGAAAATGCTCCCCAAGATCGGTGACGGGGTGCAGAAGCTGGCGCCGGTGGTGTCCAAGGTGGCAGGCGGCGCAGTGGACTTCCTGGGGGCGGCGGTGGACAATATCGACCTGGTAGTGGCAGCCATCGCCGGGATCGGCACGGCTGTGGCGGCGCTGAAGATCCTGACCTTTATTGGTAACGTTACGAAAGCCATCCAAACGCTGGGGGCAGCGTTTACCCTCTCCACCGGCCCCATCGGGTTGGCGGTGCTGGCCATCAGTGGCCTGGTGGCGGCCATTGCCCAATACGTTGTGCTGTCGGATGACGCAGATCAGGCCGCTTATGACAGCATGGAGGCCACGCGGGCACTGCGGGAGGAGAGCGAGAAACTCACGGCGGAGTATGAGCAGAACCGCGAGGCACGGCTCAAGAGTGCCGAGACTGCGGAGGCAGAGACGGCAACGGCGGAGCTGTATGCCGGGAAGCTGGAGGAGCTGGCGAAGAAGGAGCACAAGAGCGCCGATGAAAAGGCGAAGATGGCGCAGTATGTGGATATCTTGAACGACAAGTTGCCCGACTTGAATCTCCAGTATGACGCCGAAAAAGACAAGCTGAATCAGAGCACGGACGCCATCTGGAAGAATGTCGAGGCAAGGAAAATACAGGCGAGGATAGACGCCTATCAGGACAATTATGCAGCGGCGATTAAGGAGCAAGCTGAGCTGCAAGAAAAGCTCAATCAGGCGGAAGCAGAGCACAGGGAAAACCTCAAGGCAGAAAAGCGTGCACAGAGTCAAGTTGATAATACGAAGCCAGTGAGCACAGGGTCTGGGATATTAGATTGGGCAGACTATAAACGGGATTTGTATCATGCAGAGAAAAATCTTGACAGCGCAAAGGAAAAGACCGAACAAAGCAGAGCTGCTGTCGATGAGCTGAAAAGAAGTTTGAACGAAGCTGGTGCGGAGGCAGAGAATTGGAGCAGTAAGATGGACGAGGCGACCAATGAGGAGGTTGCCATTGGAAACCTTGAAACATTGTCTGCTGTGGCAAAAGAAGCCGGAATCGAAGTACCCAAGTCCGTAAGCGAAGGCGTCGCATCTGGCAGATACCAGGTCGCCCAGAGTGTAGGTGAGTTGCAGAACCTGATTGCCTTTGACCAGGCTGTGCAGAAAGCTAATTTGCAGGGGGTGGAGATTCCACAGGTGCTGTCTGCTGGTGTCAACAGCGGTCAGGTTTCCGTGACAGAGGCGATCCAGCGACTGAATGGCATTGCCAAGTTCGATGGATTGGCCAAGAACGCCGGGCTGTCCGGGGACAAGGCCATCCAGAACCTGCGGGACAACATCGCCAGCGGGGCGGTCTCCGTTTCCGCTGCTACGAACAGAGTGGCGGCGGTGGCCAAGTTTGACAAGCTGGTGAAGAATGGCGGCCTCTCTGGTACGAAAACCGTCCAGACGTTGCGGAACAGTATCTTGAACGGTGAGACCACCCTAGCCGCTGCGGCAAAGCAGATTGCAGATCGTTGTGACAACAATCTGGCACCCAAGCGCACCAAAACCACGGGTGAAACGGCCTCCAAGGAGTATGCCGGTGGATTGCAGAAAGGGGCGGCGATTGCAGAGCGGGCGGCTCGCTCAGTGGGGAGTGGTTCAATGGATGAACTGAGGACTGCCTCCTCCAAAGGCTCCGGCGTGGGCTATAGCCTGTCCGAAGGGTTTGCCAGCGGTATTCTGCAAGGGAAGTGGAAAGCAGTCAACGCATCCATCAAGCTGGTGGATGACTCTATTGCTGCCGCCCGGAAGCGGGCTGACGTGAACTCCCCATCCAAAAAGATGCGGGATATGGTGGGTGCGCCCATTGCAGAAGGGTTGGCCGTGGGCATCCAGGAGGGCAGCGGCGACGCAAGGGACGCGGCTGCTCAGATGGTGGATGACGCCCTGACGGCGGCGGACGCTGCCTTCCAGCGCAGTCGGGTGAGTTTGCTGCCGTTGACCACAGCTGGTGTTTGGACACCGGCCAGTGGGACAATACCCAGCTCCGCCATGGTCAGCGGCACCACCGGTTCCGTGGTGACCCAGCCCATCGAAAAGCTCAATCTCATGCTCACCAGCATGGCGGACAGCATTGTCAGCGGGGTGTCCACCCTCCTGCGGGCATCCTCTGTGGGGGCAGGCGGGGACGTCCACCTGGACGTGTATCTGTACCCAAGCGGCCCCAAGATGGGGGAACAGATCGTGTCCACCTATGATACGTACAAACGGAGGTTAGGTGGATGATCGGGATCTACAACACCATCCAGCTCAACGGCGTGGAGCTGTTCCGTCCCAACGACTTTGCGCCCAAGCGGGAGGACATCTACGGGGCGGAGATCACCACGTGCAGCGGGAAGGTCATCGCCGATCGGGTGGGGTGGCGTTACGCAGACATGACCCTAAATTGGGACACCCTGCCCCAGGCTCAACTGGATGTGCTGCTGGCGGTGACGGGACAGGCGACGCTGGTGTTTACCGACGCCGACGGCGTCAGCCACACGGAACAGGTCATCCCCACCTCTCGGGTGTGGGTGGCCACCCGCTTCACGGGGTTGGACGGGAACCCGTGCTGGAAAGACGTATCCATGGGGGTGAGATTTGTCAATGCCCACCATTAACAGTGAGAACGCGAAGAACATCCGCACGCCCTTCGAGGTGCATTGCGGCCTGTCCAAGCTCACCGATGAGGTGTTGAGCTTCTCCGGCAGCGGGGCGAAGGTGATGGGGATGTTGCAGACCAACACGAGCCTGCGCAAGCTGGCGGACTTGTCCGGCGGCGGGTTCCCGCTGGACGGATCCTGTGAGTCCTACGACCTGGCCACCATGGCGGACGGGGCTGGGATGCGCAGTCAGGTAGGGGGCGGGCTGGTGCTGACGGTGGCTTGTGCCACGGTCATTCCGGCCATCACTATCCGGGGACGGGGCACTGGGGTCATCCAGGATGGGACGACTACCTACGATTTTCGGGATGGCCTGGTGTTCCCCATCAACGCCAAGACCAAGACGTTGACCATCACCAACAGCGACCCCACCGCCCGGCTGGAAATCGAGAGCGTCCACCCGGGGGTGGAGTTTGCCTTTGACAACGACAGCCTGGTGTCCTGCACGGTGTCTCTCCGCAGTGACCTGTCGTTGACCAAGCCCACCTGGAAAGGCTCCGAGATTGAGATCAACGCCTACTGGCCCGATGACGTGGCTGAGGTGGTCAGCAGCATGGGGGACGGCTCCCGTATCTGGTATTATGCCGGGTACACCGGCGACCGGTCGGAGACCCGGTACTTCTATCTGGCTGAAAAGGCGTCTCAGAAGGATCATGTGCTGACCATCAAGGGGGAGGACGCCTCCAGCGCACTGGATCGGGAGTGTCCGGCGGAAGCGCTGCGCATCACCTCCCGGTCGGCGGCACGGGGGCTGTATCGGCAGCTGGAGCAGTACGTCACCGGCTCCGGTATCCAGCTGCGGCACAAGGAGTCTATCCCCGCTCTCATCGGTGCCAGCACCGTCAAGAGCACCCTGCTGGTGCAGCAGGGCAATGCCCGGAACCTGGTGGCGGCGGTCATGTCGTTGGCGCACGTTGACCTGACAGCGGCGGGCAGTTTTGGCCGGTGTATGTGGATGCCGGTATCCCCACCCTCCGCCACAGCAAGCCCACGGCCAAGTGGGACATCTATGAGGAGGACTGCGGCAGCGTGGTGCGCTCCGCCGAGCGGAACATCCGGACGCTGAAACCGGACAAGGCGGACTACGGGCTGACCGCCACCTGTGGGGTGGGGAAGAAGGTGGAGGTGACCAAGTTTGACGGTTGCGTCAAGGGCAAGCGCACCACCAAGACCCTCAACGATGGGTTCTACGTGAACCTGACGGTGGATCCGGGCACGGTGGAGTGGCAGTCCGCCAACAAGATCACCTTTATCCCTGGTCAGATGTGGCAGACCAAGAAGGTGACCAAGTACAAAAAGGTCAAGGGGAAGAAGGTCAAGTACACGGTGGAACAGAAGGTGAAGAAGGTGAACAAGGGGACAGTGAAGGTGTACGGCTACCAGGTCACTCCCACCCGGCTGGCCAAGACCCAGAGCGTGAAGCGTCCGGGGGTGACGGAGGAGACACAGGTGCTGGTGTATGGCCAGCTGAAAGCGGCGGATGCGCTGGTGTTCCCCAACTATGGTTGTGTCCTGGGCCGTTCCAACCTGACCGGCAGCTTTACGTGGAAGGGCGATCCCCGGATGCAGCCTCGGGACGTGTTCACCTTCCACCGGTTAGATGGCACCACGGAGCTTTGCACCATTGAGAGCATCACCCTGAAACACCAGGGCGGCGGCACATCCGCTGACATCACCTACCGGAAAGGAGTGGTCTGATGGCTTGGACAGAGCCGGTGACCGACCGGGTGGGCGGCGCTTACATGACTGCGACAGACTGCAACCGCATCACAAACAACCTGCGCTGTCTGGACAGCAGTGCCGCCCTTCCGGCGGACGTGACCGAGGAGGACATCCTCACCGATTGGATGGACAAGGTGCTGGGCGTCCTCCGTGGGCTGTGCCTGACTCTGGGCGTGCCGGTGGGGGCGCTGGATGGGGCGTGGACGTACAGCAACATCAACCAGATCGAAGCCCTCATCCTGGCCTGTAAGGGCAAGGTGGACTTGCTCCAGCGGCAGGCGGCGCTGACGGTGTACGCTGGCGACCTCTATTGTGGCCAGGGCGACTATTATATAGGAGGTTTTTGAGATGGCATTTGTGGATCGGGTGGTGGAACACCCCAACCGGTGGAAGCTGGTCAATGTGGACGACCCCACCGATGTGAAGATCTATGACGTGACCAGGGAAGAAGGGGAGGTCACCAACCCAGGCACGCCGTTGAACGCGGAGAACCTGAACAGTGAGATCCAGGCGGCAGCGGCGGCAGGGCTGGCGGACTTCGACATTGACGAAACCGGCAACGTGCGGGTGCAGAACATCCAGTGCGGTGCGGCTAAGGTGACCATCAAGAAGGCCAACACCACCTATACCAAGTCGGTGACCTTCGCCCAGCCCTTTACGGCGGTGCCTAGGGTGGTGGCAACGGCAGTCTCGTCCACGCCGGAAAAGGTGAATTTGAGCGTGAAGGATGTGACCACCGCTGGCTTCTCCCTATACATGAACCGGACGACAGCGACCAACACGACAGTGAATTGGATCGCCATGATTTGAGGTGAGGAGATGGTATTTACCCTGAAAACGGGCGTGTACCTGCACACGGCATACGCCCAGGCGTCTGATGGCAGTGTGGGCTTCTCCACGACCAGCGCCACGGACGCTGCCTATCTGGGGCAGTACACCGACGCCAGCGCCACCGACGCCACCGACCCCAGCCGGTACACCTGGACGCCCATCGACCTGGGTGCGGGGGCAGAGCTGGTGGACGAGGTGGGGGAGGAGGTGGACGATGGCACAGAGGGACTCATTGACCTGCTCAACCGAGATCTGTACGACACCGGCCAGTTCGCTCCGGATACCCAGGCCACCGGTGACCGAAAGGTGCAGACCTACTTTCAGCCAGACGAGCCAGACCCGGAGGAATATGTGTTCGGAGTGGGCGACCTCTGGCAGGACACCGATGACGGGAACCACCTGTACCGGTGGGACGGCACGGCATGGGTGGATGCCCAGGATGGGGGGATTGGAGCGGCAGCGGAGCTGGCCCAGGCCGCCGATACCAAAGCGACAACGGCGGGTGAAAAAGCCCAGGCGGTCCAGACGGCGCTGGCTGGGTTGACGAAGATCCAGGATGAGCAGGTGCTCATCGACGGGGATAAGGTGTATCTGTCTGCTGCGTTTGTGCGGTCTATCTTCGCGCAGGACATCACCGCCACGGGTACCATTACAGGCGCCCAGCTCATCGGTGCCATCCTGAGCGGCAACGCCATTGACATCCAGGCGGTCATTGACGCCACCAGCATTGGGTTAAAGACGGAGCTGGTGGACAACAGCTATTGTCTGGTGCTCAGTGCTGCTGGAGGGACGACCAAGAGCAGCAT